TATAAAAGACACGCTTATAAAGAAAATTATATACAAAATAGAATAGAGTTTTTGGGAAATACAATCAAACAAGCCCTAGAGCAAAAAAAAGAGTTAGTAAGTAAAATTAGAGAATATTTTAATTTAGAACAATATATGAATGAAGAACCTCATCTCATAACTAAAGATGCTAAAAATGAGTATAACAATTTGAAAAAAGACATATTAAATTTAATAGGTGAGAATGATGGATAAAGATTACAAAAAAGCCTTTGAGAATATACTAAAAGGTAAATTATATTACAAAAATGGTAATGAATATCATCCAGCAAACGATATTATTTACAATCACCCTTTTATTCAAGATTTAATAAATAAAGCAGAACGTCTTGAAACAATAGAGAGTGTATTAAATAGTGTTGATGATACTAAGGCAGGAACAGGAGATAAAGAACGTTTAGATGTTTATTTCAAACTCAAAAAGTTAGTAGGTGAAGATGATGAGTAAAGAAGAATTAAAGAACAAAAGATATTATGATGAAAAACAAGATTTATGGGTTGTAAGTTGGAATTCAGTAGAAAAATATTTGTCACAACAAGCGAAAGAGTTGGAAGAAATAAAAGACACTATTACAATTTATTTAGAATTGCAAGATAAAATATTTAGTAGTTTAACAAATTTAAACGATATTGAATATTCAAATTATCATAAATCATATAAAAAACTCAAAAAGTTAGTTGGTGGAAAATGATGAATAAAGAATTCACAAAAGAACAATCAAAAGAACGTATAAATAAATTTATTGATTTAGCATTAAAAGATGTTAGTGAAGATGATGAATAAAGAAGAATTAATAAAAATGCGTAGAGAAAGTTATCGAGCAGGATATGAGCAAGGTAGGTTTGATGAGCGTATGGAAAGTAAACCCCCAACTGCAGAGCAAGAGGTGATTGATAAGTTGAGTGAGTATTTAGGTGAACCTGTGTGGATTGATAGTTATGATTATATTAGAATAGCGAGTCAACGGTTAGTTAAAAAAGTTTATTATAACAATAAATACAAAGGGCTTGATATTCAAGTTGTATTACCCCCACACCTAATAACCCTAATAGGTCGATTTTACGAAGGGAAGGCACACAATGAATAAACAAGCAATGATAAGTATACACCCTGAACACGCATATAACATACTCATAGGCAAGAAAACGCTTGAGATACGCAAATGGATACCTAAAGACTACATTGGCTGGGTGCATTGTTATGTGACAATGGGTAAGCCTTATTTGATGGATTTAAAATCATATAATGAATATTGTAAAGATTATGTTTTAGGGTATGTTGAATCACAAAGATTTGAATTAACTAATGAACCTTATACGGAATTGTGGAATCTCAACGGCAAGGTAGCATTTAAGTTTTGGTATGATGGGTATGAGCAAATTAGATGGAATAATGATTTAGATATTTGTTTCACAATGAAAATGAGTCAAAAAAAATTATTAAATGATTTACAATTAACAAAAGAAGAATTAATATCCTATGTTCAAGATAAAATTGGTTATGCTTGGCACATTAACAAATTAACCATATTCGAGGAGCCGAGAGAACTTAAAGAGTATGTTAAATGGAACAATGACACAAAATGGACACCTGATATGAATTGGATACCACTAACCAAAGCACCACAACGATTGACTTGGGTTTATGAGGAGGAAAGTAAATGAAAGCATCTTTAAAAGCGTTATTATTGGCAATGGTAATTAACTTTTTCTTTCTTTGTTTAGTTGCCTTTATACAATATATGTTATATGGAATGGAGTCGTTTGAAGCGTTCTTTGGTTTTCCTGTTGGTAAGTTTAATTACAAAGATTATTTGATGTTATATGCAATACTTAATTTTGTTATGATGTTTATATTAAAAAGCGATTTTGAGGAGGTAAAAGATGAAAAAAAGAATTGATGAAGTAAAAGATTTTATTAAAGAAAATTGTCTTATAGACGATGAGATACAAACATTTTTTACACGAAATTTGTGTGGTGACCCTATGAGTGAGGTCTATAATAAAGACGGTGTCAAGATTGATGTATGTTATGCTTATGAATATATTGAAGTTTTTGGCTTAGAAGATGAAGAGCAAGAAGAACTTATGAATAGTGATTTTTGTTATTAGGAGGAAAAAGATGAAAAGATACGTTATGTTGGAAGATAAGAGTATTGTTGATACAACCGAAAGCGGTTTTTATCCTAAAGAAGTTGTTAAATCAAGCGACAACTTACTCGACTTGCTTGAGGTGGGGGATATGGTGGAGTTAGATTACGGTGTTCCGCTATATATTTATAATATCAACAAAAAATTTATAGAAGTATTGCCAAATGAAAGAGTTTTTTTCGATGAACCAATAGCCATCTGGAAGCGCAACGGCGATGTCATGAGGAGGTATGAGGTATGAAAAAACAAAGATTACTTAAAAAAGCAATAAGAATTATCTGTCTACAAAAAGGAATCTCATACGATGATGTAGCCTCTACCATATGCCAAAGGAATAGGAGGATGTTATGAAGAAGTTATTTATTTTAATTATATTATTCACTTTATTAGGTTGCTCTACAGAGCACTTTACCGAGTCTACCGAAGAGCCTACTACCGAGCAACCGACTTATACTACCATAGATCAATTAGATAAGTTCCTTGTTAACAATGATATAACGCATGACTTATCTTTACAATTACTTGATGACAGGGCAGTTGATTATATTGTGATATTATCTTTTATTGATAAAGAGATTCAAGATTATAACGACTTACAAGAGCCGACCAGTGAGCAGACCGAGCGTTACGAGTTCTATTTGCTTATGCAGATACATTATCGCAACCTTTTAAAGAGGTCGTTAGCCAATGACTAAAATACACTTGTGTGCTAAATTATATGCTAAAGGTTTGACTATGAAACAAGTCGCTGATAGGACTAACCTATCTAAAGCCTTTGTGCAGAGAGCCTTGCAACAAGTTAGTGTTGACACTTATTACAGGCAACTAATTAGTCAGTGTGTAAAAGATTTAAGGAGTGGTATTGTTTGTTATTGCTTCACTGATGAGCAACTCAAGGATATTAAGAGATTATACCCTACCTTAAATCATACATATAATGGTGTTGGATACACCTTGTATCCATGAAAGAACTTAATTTACAAAAGTTAATCATGCTCGATGCATCCAAGCAAGGTTGGTTAGTCTACCACTTCAATCCAGGAGGTGCATTGAGACCAGATGGCTTCTATTTCAATTCAGGCGTCCCTGAAGGGTGGCCTGATCTAATAGTTATCACTAGTAAGAATACTTACTACCTTGAATTAAAGACGCCAAAAGGTAGGTTATCTAAAGAGCAAAAGAAGTTTCAACAATTATTACCTAACCACAATGTTGTAAGGTCAATTGAACAATGGAATCAACTGAAAGGCACTCTCGTTTGAGTGTCTTTTTCTATCGACTAGGTGATTATGTAACCGTTTTCATAGACTGACCCAAACATAACGATATATAACCTTTGTTATGTTATTTATTTGTAATCATAAAAAAAATATAAAAGTCATTTCATTTTGAAAAAGTTTTGCTAAAAATGGCCTAAACCCTGTAAACCATGTATTTATGCCTAAATCTAGCCGTAAAACTGTGTCAATATTTTAAGGGTCTATTTTTTAACTTTACATAGTTTACATAGTTTAAGGTCTATTTCTATAAACTATTACATGAGAAAAAAATATATAAAAAGTTACTGAAAAACGGCCTAAACTGTGCAAACCCTGTAATTGGCCTATATTTAGCCCTTAATGGCACTTTTTACTTTTTTACTATAAATTTATCACTTTTTTTGGTATAATTTAAGTGTGAAATTGAAGCGTTATCGGACTCCAAAAAAAATAGGAGGTTTGTTTATGACCGATAAAGGTGGAAGACCAAGAAAATTTACACCAGAAACAATGAAAAAAAGATTAGATGAATATTTTGACAAAACACCAGTAGAAGATATAACACTTACTGGTCTTTGTATTTGGCTTGATATATATAAAGACACTTTTTATAACTATGCTAAACGCAAAGATTATAAAGATATGATAAACATGGCTCGTATGCGTGTAGAGAATTCTTATGAAGTATCGCTAAAACGCAACGGTCGAGCAGGAGACATATTTGCACTTAAGAACTTTGGTTGGACCGACAGACAAGAAGTCGCTTACTCTGAACAACCAACTCCAACGGTGATTGTGGATGACTCCGAAGAAGATTAAGATTAGTGAGATAGTAGGACAACCGCATTTAAAACATTTTAATGACAAGCGGACTATCCATCAAATAGATAAGGGTGGAAGATTGTCAGTTAAGTCATCAAAGAACGAAATAAAAATACCTTTTCTTTTCCTTTCCGATCCGACAGCCGAAGCGGTCGTTGTGCGTAAGGTCTACAAAGACCATAGAGATACAACGTTCGCTGGGCTTAAGATTGGGTTTGAGAGGTTAGGTTGGAAATTAAGGTCACACGAGAACTATCCAGTCGGCAAGAACGCAACGTTATGGATGCAGACCAATCAAGGCAACTATATCCATTTCGTAGGTTTGAACGACTATGAATCAAGTAAAGGTGCTAGACCGACCAAGTTAGGTAATAAGATAAAAATATTGTGGTTATTTGAGATAACGCAGTATGATAGTGAACAAGAAATGAATAACGTTATATCAAACTATGTCCGCGAACAAAAGGACTGGTTTATTATATTATATGAGTTCAACCCACCACCAAAGACTAGCCATTGGGTCTATGATTGGCTTAAGAAGATGGAACAGCGTGTAGGTAGAGACACATATATCAACCATACTAACTATAACGACTTGCCGAGTTGGCAACAGAGCGAATGGTTAGGCGACATAGCGTTAGCAGAGATAGAGGCAATGAAAGAGATAGACTATGAACAATATAAGTCAATCTATCTAGGCTTACCAGCCAATCTATCTGGGTCAGTGTATAAGAAGTTCAATGAGCAAGTGCACGTTGACAACGTTAACAGAGACCCTAACGAGTATGTTAAGTTCAGTGTTGGTGTTGACTACGGTGAGACCGATGCGACTGTATTCACTCTATTTGGCATTCTAAAGGGTTATAAGGGTGCTAGAGTGTTAGACACCTATTATCATAAAAACGGTGTCAGCAAAGGAGATAAGGGCATTGAGGAGTATGCTGAAGACTTCTTTGACTTTATGGAGGACTATTGGTTAGAATTTGGTAGACCGTTAAAGGTATATGTGGATAGTGCTAACAAGACCTTCTGGAAATACTTAAGAAAAGAGAAGATAAGGCGTGGTATAGGGCGCTTTACGATACAACCAGTTAATAAGAGTATTAGGCATAAGAAAGAGACTGATGCGATAGAAGAGCGTATTCAGATAACGAACTTAATGTTTGGTGCTGATTATTTATTGATTGATAAAGGTAACAAAGAGTTAATTAGAGCCTTGAACGAGGCTGAAAGAGATAAGAATGATAACCGTAAAGATGATTCAACTACTAATGTTGACAGTCTGGACAGTTTCGAGTATTGTTTCCTTGATGATATTATAATGATTGAGAACGCAATATTGAGACAAAAAGGTTTTGAAAGGAAGGCGAAAGAATGGCAGGATACTTACAAGATATAATCAATGCGAGTAAGAGGCATGGTTTTAATCCTATCGTTGGTGACATCGATAAGAAACAGGCTGAATGGCTAAGTTGGTATCGTGGAGATGTCAACAACTTCCATACATTTAAGAAGTCAATCAACGGACAGCAAAGAGAGTTCGAGCGTATGACAATGAATATGCCGAAGAAGTTATGTGAAGACTGGGTCAGTCTCATTTGGAACGAAAAATGCGAGATTAAGATTGAGAACGCTGACACGGCTAAAATAGTCAAGAACGTATTATATGACAACAACTTCGAGACACAGTTCGCTAACCTATTGGAATTGGCGTTCGGTATGGGCATGGGCTATATGATCGAGTATCTAGAAGAAGATGTCACAAAGATAGACTTTATCAACTTTCAAAACGGCTTTCCGTTGCAATGGGACAATGGTAGACTAACAGCGTTAGTGACATATACGGTCAACAAAAAAGATGATAATTATGTGTCACATTTGATATATCACACAATAAAAAATGGTATATATACTGCCGAGCATAAGGCATATATTAGTGAGAAGAAAGGGTCGCTTGGTGAAGAAGCACCGTTAGAGTTAGTGTATGATGGTGAGCCGAAGATGGAATTTGAAGTGCCATATCCGTTCTTCCAAATCATTAAGCCAAACGTTAACAATCAACACGATATTAATTCACCATTAGGTGTGAGTATATACTCGGCAATGTTAAGTTACTTTAAGAACGTTGATGTGTTGTTCGATGTTTATCAAAACGAAGGCTTGAATAACAAGACACGGATTGTCTTATCGAGTGAATTTGCTGGGACAAAGATGGTCGTTGATGAGGCAACAGGCGAGGCAAGATATGTTAGATATCTTGATGACCAAGATACTGCTATTGAGGTCTATCCAATGGAGAACGTTGGCGATAAACAAAAGCCAGTCGAGTTCTTTCAAGGCAAATTCCAATTCGACCAATTGGGCTTGGCAATAGACAAGTTAGTTAAGTTGATAGGCTTTAGAGCGAGTCTAGGTAAGAACTTCTATGCATTTAGCGAAGAAGGGGTTAACTATCAAAATGAGAAGTCAGTCATCACATCTAACAATGACACATATAGAACGAAGAAGAAGCACGAGCAAGTATTAGGCGAGGCTATCAAGCATATGATATATGCCATATTAGAGTTAGAGAGTGTTGCTGGTCGTTATAATGGAGACATTGAGCAAGAGCAAATAGAGATAGTGTTTGATGATAGCATCGTAACTAATGATGAGCAAATAAAAGAAGATATGTTTATGTTGGCTGATAAGGGTATGATACCTAAATATAAAGTTGTGGCTAAAGTAATGAACTTAAGTGATGATGAGGCTAAAGAGTTGGTTGACAATGCGTTGGCTGACATCACAGCCGAGCAAAAACGTTATACGGAATCATATACATTAGAAGATGAAAACGATAGACAGACTGAATAGAGCCTTACAACAAATTATAGCCAATGACAGTCAACAAGTTAGGATAGAGCGTGAGATAACTAAACGCCTAGTCAATGAACGACCACAGACAAGTGAGGCCATAGAGCGTATAATAACTAGCGTTGACAAGAGCCTTAAGAACAAGGCTAAATTATATGTAGTGTTAGCGCAAGTGCGTTCGATATTGAGAAGAGACAGTGCTAAAAAAGAGTTCGTAGCAGTCGCAGGGTTAATGGCAATGTATAGTATCAAAGCACCTGAACTATTCGTTAAGAAGATGTATGATATGTCTAATGGCAAAGTTGCCAAGAGAGCAAGGTTAATATGGAACGAGTTTGAGTTATCTAACGAGACTAATGTCAACAAGGCCGTTAGGGCGAACGTTAGGACTAAAGTCAAAGGTGCTAGTCTAACTTATAGAGACTTGAACAAAGCTTTAGAGAAGGGTATAGAGCCTGATAAGTTATTGAGACAGACTAACGAAGAGTGGAAGGTCAAGCGAACGTTAAGGACTGAAGCACACGAACAAGCAGAGATAGCGAGTATAGAGGTGCATGAGGCCGAAGGATACACGCACAAGGTATGGCGCACACAAGGTGATAAGGTTGTAAGAGACACGCCTTGGCATAACGCGGTCAAGGGTAAGACTGTGCCGATAGGTAGTCTATTTAGGGCAGGGGGCTTAAGAGCCAATCATCCAGGCGATATGTTGTTGCCAGTGGGTGAGAGAGTAAATTGTAGATGTTATTTAGAGTATGTTAAGCGATCATAGTTAGGGAGTGGCTAGGTTGCTGATATAGGTTGCTGGTCAACCATAAACCAGGTAAGGTGGCTCACACCTAAAAAATGGAGGTATTGATATGAAAAAAGAAGAACTACAAAAATTGATGCAGGGGTTTACAACCGAAGATGGTCAAGTAGACTGGGACAAAGTCGTCGAAGGTGTTAATGAAGAGGTTAATAATGTTGTGGCTAAAACACAAGACAAAGCCAAACAAGATGCTCGTAAAGAGTTCTTGGCAACGTTTGAAGTTGAGAACACTGAAGATTTAATCAAGAGACTTGATGAGGCTAAACAAGCCAAAGAGTCTTTGACTAAAACACAAGGTGAGTTGACTAACTTACAACGCAAAGAGGCGTTATATAGTCAAGGTATCACTGACCCTGATAGGGTAGATTATATTTTATTCAATGTGAACAAGAGAGTTAATGATGAGACAAGTTTTGAAGATGCATTCACAAAATATCGTGAAGAGAAACCAGACTTGTTTAAGAAAGAGCCAATCACAATGAATAGAAGAACTCAAAGTAAGACACCACCTGAAGAGCCAGGTTATAGAGCCAAACTGAAGGAGAAACACCCTGATTTAGATTAAAAAAAATTAGGAGGATAAAAATATGTCAATTTTACTACCAACAAACGGAACACATGATTTAAGAATTAGATATGCACAAGATATTAAACAAATTAAACGTAAAGAGAATGTGGTTAGAAACCTATTCCAAAGAGATTATGAAGGTGACCCTAAAGGTGGCGCTGTCAACATTCCAACACGCGATACTGAAGTTACGGTTGCTAACTATGATGTAGTGAGTGGTGTGTCATTAACGACTTCAGCAACATCATATACACAAGTATTAGTTGACCAAAACGTTGCAGTCAATGAACTTATTGATGGTTATGAGGCATCAGCAGTTCCAGATAATTTAATCGCTCAACGTATTGATTCAGCAGCGTTCTCATTAGGGCGTAATCAAGAGTTATATGCAATTAGTGTATTAGAAGATGGTGCAACAGCAGAGGCAACGACTACTGAAACAACAGCAGACAATATGTATAAAACTATTTTAGCATCTATTGCTAACGTAAGAAAATTAGGTGTTAACATTAATGATATTAAAGTTATTATCCCATCAAGCACTTGGGAAAAATTACTTACTGACACTAAATTCTCTAACACAGCATCAACCATTGGTGCAGAGTTAGTAAGAGAAGGTGTTGTATCTAAAATTGGTGGTGCAATGGTTTATGTATCTGATAACTTAATGGTTGAAGACACTGAATATGAAGCAGGTCAAGATACGACTACTGAATATATCGTGTTCGCAACACCATGGGCGCAAACTGTTGAAGACTGGAAAGTATTACCATCAATTAATGATTTAAAAGATGGAAAACACATTGGTGCATCTGCATTACAAGGTAGAATGGTCTATAAAGATACATTGTTAGATTCAACTACTGCAAGAATTAAATTGTTACAAGCAGCATCAGTTTAATAATTAAATAAGGAGGATTCATAAATGGAAACAAAAATTATTAGACACGTAAGGACTGGGCAAATCAAAGAAATGCCTTTGAAATACGCTAAAGAGTTCTTAAAGTCTAAATCTTGGGAAGAAGAAAAAAGACCAGTAAAAAAAGAATCTTCAAAGAAAAAAGGGTAGGCTTGAGGGTTTACCCTTCCTTTTTTAAGGGAGGTAGAGAGTATGTATAAAGATAACGAGTTGAACGAATACTATATTGAGAAAAAAGATATACTTGATAACACAATGTATAGTGAACATGAGTTAGGTCTAATATTTGGTGATGATCTAAAGAAGGCATTTAAGTTAATGTCACAAGATATATACACTTTGATATACAACGCATATAGAGGGCCGTATATGAGCGACCATATCGAGTATATGCAAAAGAAAATTGAGGACAATTCTAACCGAGAGCAGTATCAACTTAAACGTGCTATGATTGAGTATGTTAAAGGTGCTGTTGAGAGTGGAATGGACTTAAGTGAATATTTAGACCAACCTAAAGACAAATACCCACGCACTGTTATAAGAGAATTGAGAGTAGCGATGCTCATTGATGGGGCTCGTAAAAGACTATGAGACATAAGCCTAAATATAACTCAATGAGGTTGATATATGTTGATTTAGATGAACAAGAGCATTTAATATATTGTGATGATGTCTCATCTAGTAAATATGTATCAAACTTAATTGGGCAACCTACAAAAGACAGTGGTAGTCGCTTCATAACGGACAGTGATGTTGAATTTGAGATTGATGGTGTGATAATAATGAAAGATAAAAAGAAACGTATCACAGCACTCCCTAAAATCAAAATCAAAGGCAATAATACGCGTAGAGGTTACTATCGCAAAGATAAAGTTATAGACACAACATGAACTTACAAGAGTTTAGGTCGATTATTCAAGCGCAGATGCCATATGACACAGGTTTTATGTTCTTGGCTGGGGCAAGGTATTATGACACGGCACACTTCCAATTAGCCGTATATGATACTGAACGAGTGCCATACATTATATTCAATGAAGAAGGCACTAAATACTCAACAAAGAACAAAGGCTTTATTAGTCAAAAGACAGTCGGTGCATTGAATAGATACGCATTAGGTGGAGACAAGCGAGTCTTGAGTCGCTACGAAGAATACAATAACAGGCGTGGGTCATTAAATATGATTAGGCAAGGTGCGTTAGACAAAGTAGCAGGTGAGCCTAATTGGATAGGTGACACAACAAGAATGAGAGGGTTAAGATGAAAAAGATATATGATTACTTCTTAACACAATTAAATAACAACACTGATGGTCTGGTCTATAAAGGTAACTTTTTGTTTCAATTCTTTAATGATAGTATGCAAGTATATGAGCCAGTCGAAGGTAAGTTGGTTAAAGAGGCAGTAGACTTTAGACCTGTCGCTATTACGACCAGTGAAGACATCCCTTTTGTAGAGAATAACGGTAGAGTGGATTGGTTACTAGAAATTGGTATGTTGATACCAATAGAAGGGCAGGTATATGATGAGGCAACTGATCTAGACTATGCTAACATTAGGACAGTATGCACTGCTATGAATGGGTCAAGTATTACTGTTGAAGGCACAAAATATGCTATTAAAGTCAGTCCATATCCTAAATATCGTGGTTGGTCATTATTAGGCGAAAAGAAATATGCTATATTGTCAATAACATTTAATTTAACTGAAACAAACAAAGGTAACTTTACACAAGATTGGACTATTAGCGTTGATAGTAAAGTATTAGATTATGTTAACGCAAGTTTTACTACAAGTAAGAGATTTTATACAGCAAATGATAAATCTGATGATAGTAACGACTATAATAAACCAATAGGGCGTTCAATTGTGTTAGAGGTAACGTTTAATTATGATAACGAGACACAATTGTTGGCTGAAGTTATGGGTAGTTCTGCATTAAAACAAGAACATACAGTCGTATTAACTTTTGGGGAGACAAGTTACACATACAAAATGGTTGTGGAGAGCGCGCCAATGGCATTATCTCCAGGCAATGTAATGCAATTAACAGTTAGAATGGTGGAGGTGTAGAGCGTGGCACAATTTAATCAAGGTAGTTATATGATATATCAACAAAAAGAAGTTGCAGGTGATACACCTATGTCACCACAATCACCAACTAATAATATGGCATCAAGTCCTAAAAACAATAATTTAACAATAAGAAAAGGTGCTATGATAGCCGTAGGTGCATCAGTTGCTAAAAGAGGATTCACAGCCTTTCAAAGTGAAGTTGTAGCAACGACTGGTAATGAAGAATTGCAGTCATTAATGAACAACGGTATGCAGATATTAGGTTATGCAACAGCAATAGGTATAGCACCAATAGCAGGGTCTATAATAGTTGGTGCTGATTTATTAACACAAGGTATTATTAATCAAAGAGCAAGAAATAGACAAAATAAAATGATTGAACTTAATAACAAATTACGAGGTAAACGAGCGAATATGGCTTCAGGTGTTGGTTATTATGATTAGTGTAAGAATAGGTGGCAATGTTGTTGAGATTGCAAGTCAATTAAGATTGCGACTTAATCGCAAAGAAGAGGCTGATAATGGTAATTTTGTAGTATTAAATGGGAGAGAAGAAAGATATAGCCCATATACAATTGTGGATATAACTTGGGACACCAAAGATTATCAAATGTTAATAGAGAGTGATAATGTTATTAAGCAAAATTCAACGCTTTACGAACATAATATTACATTAATTGAGCCAATGGCTATATTATCAACTATTTTTCCAGCCGATAGGTCATTCACTGATGTTCCATTAAAGACATTAGGCGAGATATTAGAGATATATAAAAAAGAATTGTTATACTTCCATGACTTTAGATTAGTTATAGCGAACACTATTTTACCTTACTATGATAAAGTAATCTTTGAAAGAGAGTATTCTAGTGTAGATATGGCAGTCATTATATATGATTTGTTTAGAACATTTGATGCAATACCTAGATTGAAATATAACAACAATATTTGGATATTATCTGCTGAACTTTACACCGAACGTAATAATGAGTTAACAATTACAACTGAAGAGAACAGAGAGACACAAGTTAATGATATAGACTACGCTACAAGCGTGATACATAAGTCTAGGAACGCTACAATCGAACAAAAGGCTATATGGTGGCCATCTAAAAACAAATGGGCGCTACCAACCTTTAAAGGTGACATTTACAAGACAAGTGATATACAATATGAATTAGATAGTGACATATTAAAGATAGAGCAAGTATTAGGTATGGCGAACGTAACTATTATTCATAATGTTGATGGTGACACAGACTTATTTATTGATGATTTAGAGGTAGATATAACCGACTCTGTATTTGAAGAGGAAGTTTACGAATCGTTACTTATTAACGATGAAACTAATCCAGATTGGCAATGGGATGAGTTTAGTGACAGAAGCCCAGAAAATCATTACAAACAAATTGCTATTAAATATTCAATTAACAATAATACAATAGATGGTTTGTTTTATAAAAATGATAATGTCTTATTTGATAGGAACGTAACATCATTATTGAATGTATTAAATGCTTATATTAGACTAGAAGCAATAAAGAAATATCCAGAGTTAGATATAAGAGAAGTGCAACTGAGAGATGATAAGACCGAAAATATTAAATTAAGAGTTAAATATAGACCAAGCAGAGATGTTGACTTCGCAGTTGAGAGACAAGACACATCTAAATTTAACAAAAGTTCTATATTAAACAACCAAAGAGACAGCAAAGCAGAATTAACAAGGCTTATTCGTAACGCAGATATATTTGTGAACAGGATAGGCAACGAGACAATCAACATAACACAAAGTAAAGAATATTGGGAACTAGGCGATTATGTTGTTATAGATGATGAATATTGGTTAATTACTGACATAACATACAACTTTGATAAGAATAATTGTGTTATAAGTAACGAGTTCACAAGAAACTTCGCCAATATCAATCGTGAAACTTCAATAGCAAGACTTCCATCGCCATATGTTTACACAGGTAAACGCTTACAAAGTAATTTTATTATTAAAGAATACATTATATTTGATACTGAAACAGACAGCGATGATAGTGACTTAAATGACTTTTTAAAAAATGTTGCTATCAATATATTTGATTATAACAGCACATATAACACACCATTAACTAACGCTTTTATTAACGACACATCAAGGATAGAGTTAGATGACTTAGGGCGCAAAAGGTTAATTAACGCACCATTGTTAACTGGTGGTAGTGGTAACTTAATATTAGCGCATTTAGCAATGCGTGACCCAAGAGTTGCTGGTAATAGTTCGATTGAATATAGAAACAGTTATTACAAGAAACCAATATTATATACTAGGTCAGACTTCACTGTTGAGAATTTATATTTAACTTTCGCAAAAGACTACATTGAAGATGGGCGAGATTATCCTAGCGTATATGTCGATGAGAGCGATGAGTTACTTAATTACACAATGCCTATTAACAAAGACCCTAACGATACATTGGCTATCACTTGGGAATTGTTAGTTAAGAGTAAGAGTAAAAATATAATTGTGTGTAATGGGTTTGCTAAGTATAATAACTTAGTCAATGAGTTTGAATTAGAGCCTGAGTTGAAATTATACTCTAGATCAGCGCCATATGATAAGTTAGAAACAACTTTAACCGATGCTGATGTTGAGATAGATAAGCAATATAGTTATCTAAATAGAACAACAAACACATTAGTTATTCAAGATGAGTTAGATAATGCTATTGAGTATTGGGCGTTGGCTTATGACAATGAGTTAATATTATGTGGAAATAATAACGTTAAAGAAATAAACATAATATTCAAAAATGAAGTTGATTATAAAGACTATGTTGAGCCAGAGATTGATGTAGTAGATTATACTATATCGCCTGTTATTTTTATAAATAGCAACTTAACTGAAAATATTACACAGTTTGAATCATATCGAGTTAGACCTGTTATTGAAATAGATAGTAGTGTTGCTGAAACAATAACTAAAATTGAATTTGTAAGAAATACAGTTCAACCAGCAATAATTATTGATAGTGATATAAGCGAACAAGTTAGTGCGATAGTATATATTAACACAGTTGTTCAACCTACTATTGAATTAGGAACTTCTATAACTGAACAAGTTAGTGCTGTTGAGTATGTTGATGTTGTAGTTCAACCTATCATTGATTTAAATACTAACGTAAACGAACAAGCAAGTTCATATGTATACGTTAGAAACCAAGTGCAACCTATTATTGAATTAGACACCAATATAAATGAGCAAGTTAGTTCAATTATATATGTTAATAACCAAGTGCAAGTCACAATAGTTATTGATAGTGATGTAACTGAAAATATAACTAGACCTATATTTGGTTTACAAGAATTAGCAACTGCACCAACGACTGTTGATTTAGATGTTAATGATTTAGGTTATATAAATACATTTGATAGTAGTGTTCAAGAAACTATTGAGCAAGAATGGGGCATGTTAGAGTTATATAGCATAGGAACAACTTGTAGCATTAACAAAGGTTATATTGAGAGAATTGGTGTTGACACACCTGAATTTACATTAACTGTATCAGGTGGCGATTTAAGAAATTATAGTGCAATATTAAGTGCTATGCAAACACAAGAAACGCAATACTATAATGATATGGTTGCTGATGATATACCAACTGAAACAATATTTAAAGTAGATGATGGTTTAAGTGTAGCATATTATAAGATATTGCTTGTAAGTAATAGAAAAAATTATTATGAAATAATAGATACAATTATATAGGAGGTAAAAAATGTTAACAGTAACTAGCAAAGGCGAGATGTTTAAAGCAATCGCACAGAATTTAACAAAAATTGAATTAAAGTATCAAGATGGGACAACAAGCGCTATTCAAAATGAGTCACAATTTTGGAATGAGCCAGATGGGACAGACACATTAACACAAAAGACAGATGTTGTGTTTGATATTACATCAGTAGGTGATAAAAATGTTTCAGGGTTTAATATGTATTTTGAAAGTGATACAACAAATACCACACCAGCGTTAACACACGATTTTGAAACAATATACAATTACCCAAATGATGGCACATTTACTTTCGATGGCGCAAGAATTATTTTAAATTAAGGAGGATATTATGGCAATTTCAAATGGTTTAAAAGTAGAAATGTTAAATAGATTAGATCCAACTAAAACAGAAGTTGGTGTTGGGTTGACTAAAGTAATACTTATTAAAAGAACGCCAACAGGCGAAGAAGATTATGTTGCAGATGGTATTTATGGTGGTTATGAAAATATAAGTTGGGCAATAGATGGTGAAACTTATGATTTAGTCCAAGATGGTGAATTAGATTTTAATATAGAGCAAGGCGTTAGAATTGTTGGTTATAAGATTATATTTGATAATGGAACAACCGAGTCGTTAGGTGCATATCGAGATTTGAATGAGTATATCTATGATGAAGATGGGTTGTTCACTTTAGATAACATCACTATATTATTATCTTAAGGAGGTATATGATGAAAATTACAGTCAAAGAAACAGTTAAGACAACTGGAAAAGTTAGAGTTATACCAAAAAATAAAAAAGAGAGCAATGAAGATGCAAAAAAAGATAGTTAAAGGAGCAATCTTTATAATGATAGCAGTGGTGTTTGTGTTTGCTAGATTCTATAATTTAGAAGAAAATTCAATACCAACTGTTATTAACTGGTTGCTTACAGTTCTATTCTTCATTATTGGAATAATGGAAATAGAGGAGGGTATAAATAATGAATTTAAATAAAATAACATACACCGAAACACTAGCGCTCGAAAGTCAAACAACACAACCAATTAGAGCATACGCTGAACAGGCTAATACTATTGAGGTGTTAGCACCTGTCAGTGGCTTTAATACAGCATTTGCAGTGTTGCAAGGGTTAAAAAACGGTGTTGTCAATCCAGCGTTAAGAACGACTGAACGGTTGTTTATGTCACCATTAAGTGATGAAGATGAATATAGGCGTTGGAATTTTGTGATACCAGGTAGCGTATTGAACGATAACACATTAGCCAACTCAACAGGCTTAAGATTTAAGGTAGAGTTTTGGTATATTAGTGGAGACTTTATAGGCGTTGAGAAATATAACACTGAAACAGGTATCGCTGATCTATTAGCAACCGACTATCCTGATGCAACGAATGGTCAATATGTTAGAGTAATTGATACTGACACTGATTGGGTATTAACTGATGGTGTATGGGAAGACTTTGAGAGCAAGAAAACAGTCGGAATTAATAAAGAAGTGACACAAGTTGCAGACTTTCAATTAGAAAAAGGTGTCTTTACAGGAGAGCCAACACACGCACCAACTAACACTGAACTTATACTTGAAGAGTTAAGTAAAATGTTAAGAAAAGATGGCTCACGTCCTATGACAGACGACTTGGATATGGATGGCAACGCTGTCACCGATGTAGCGCGATTAACGCTATATAGCGCATTAGGAACAGCCGTTATAACGTTTGATGGCGCAGAGGTTAATATCAACATAGGTGGAACAGATTACAAGTATGCCATTAAAAACGCAGAAAACACATTTAGCGAAGTCAATACATTTGTTGAACAAATATTGGCTCAATCAGGTATTGATTTAAACAATTCAAAAATAGTCAATTTAGCCGATGGAACAAACGCAGGTGATGCAGTTAATAAAGGGCAGTTAGACTTAAAAGCCAATCAAACCGATTTAGATGCGTTAGATGTTCGAGTTGGGAATAATGAAACAAATAAGGCTGATATAACATATGTTGATTCACAAGATACAGCATTAGATTTAAGAGTTTCGAGTTTAGAAACGCAATCAGGTGCATTAGATAGCAATAAAGTTCCAAATACAAGAACAATAATGAGTATTGATTTAGTTGATGATATTACAAGGACTGAAGTTGTAAACGCTATTGGTGAAGCAACCACAATATTAAGTGGTTTAATGAGTGCGACTGATAAATCAAGATTAAACGCTCTATATGCAGTCTTTGGTGAAAGTGCTGATACTGATACGGTAGTTAACACAATAAATGAAATATTAGCGATATTTGAAAATTACCCAGAGGGTGCTGATTTAGTAAGTGTTTTAGCAGATAAAGTAGATAAGGTTGAAGGTAAACAATTATCAACAAATGATTTAACTGATGTCTTAAAATCAAACTATGATACAGCATACACGCACAGTCAAGTTACAGATGGCTCTAACCCACACCAAACAACATTTGCTAACATTACAAATAAACCAAATACATTAGAAGGTTACAATATTCTAAATGCTTATAATAAAGAGTATATCAATACTTTAGAAAGTTATCACGGTTGGCAAAAGACAGACCTTACACCAACAGCATTAACTAATGGTGACACGATAGCAACAGCAACCCTACAAACTTATGATAAGTTGTTGTTTGTTTGTAAAGATGTATATAGTGATTTTATCAACCAAGTTGATAAAGGACCTTATGATATTGATGATGCTTTGTATGACCCTGATGCTGTATATACACCTGATTTAAGCCAATTTGGACAAATGTTCTCGGTTGAAGTAACAAACGGAACTTATACCACAACTTATAGTGCAAAAAAGTTATTAAAAACTGGCGACAGTTCAAGTTATGGTTTATTTGATGATAGCGAAAATCAAATTGAAAGTGTAAGTATAGGGGCAGAAACAGATGGGACACTTCGTTTACAAGCAGGAACAGACCCAATCCCTAATTTACAAGTGACTATCACAGTTTATAATTATGAAAATAAATATGTAGATAGCGATGAAATTACAGGCGATTATGTTCAAGTAGAAACAAGGTTAGAGTTTTTAAATGGTAATGCTAAATTTAACTTTAATGCAACAAACTCAACTTTCGTTGCTGATATTGGTGTTGAACTAAAAATATATGGCTTTAATATTGAGGAACAAGAAGCCAAAAACATTAATTATGACCCAACTGACGACAATTACATTACGCAAACTAATGTAGAAGATGCAATGAAAGAGTTAGACACACAAGTTAAGGTAAATGCTGATGCGATAGAAACATTAGATAGTGCGGAGAACGTATTGTTAAGCGATGATAGAGATGTAGACACAGTCGTGTTAGCAAATGAGCAAGACATAGCAACCGAACGCCTCAAAAACGCACAGCAAGATAAACTCATAGCCGACACGCAAGAAACGTTACGCAAGATAAATACAGGTGAGCCAACGGACACAGCACAAGGAACTGATGTTATACATTTAGGCAAAGACGTCGCCAATGCTGAATTGAATGTTAAGGCAGAGGGGTTGTTGTTGGATGCGGAGCAAGAAATAACGAATGGTGATTTTGAAAGTGATATTCCAACAATATCAACATTAAATGCTTCAGCAACGCACGATGGAACAAATGGCTATTTAGTGGTAACAGGTGATGGCGGTGGAACTGTTGTTCAAGCAAGATATAACGATAATGATTTAGCGGCTAAAAAGTTATATATCGCAAGTAAGGCACAAGTAACTAATGCTTTATCAACCAAACATCAATTATTTGCTTATGATGTTGGTAGTGGTGGAGTGAGTGCAACCGATGACCAATTAACACCAACAAATGGGACTTGGTATATGCAATCTATCATTTATGATGGTATAGCAACATCAACAATATTCCAAATCAGAATTACAACAAGTTATGACAACACAACCGATGCAAACGGTGCAATTACAAATTATGATTTCTTATATATATTCGATGTAGATGCACTCACAACACGCAAACAATACTCACCACTATATAGAGACACATTCGATAACCTAACCGACAATCAAATACAAGCACAAATGGACAGTTGGGTGCAAAGTGGCACGTTACCAAATGACATAATGAACGCTAATTTAGATGTTAGGTTTAGGAGTGTAGGTGTTCAGTTATTCGACAAAGGGCAATACGCAACAAGTTATGCTTACTTAATACCTATCAAACCAAGCACACAATATACTTGGAGCGAGAGTGTAGCATATAAGACTTACAATATTGATGGAACGGAAACTGACAATGGAACGGCAACAACGCATACAACAGCCAACAACGAGTATTACATAGCGTTTAGTGGTATTACTGACACTGACACGTTTATGCTTAACAAAGGAGCAACGGCGCTTACTTACGAGCCATACATACACCACGATATGTTTGTGAACGGTGGTGTGGGGTATAGCATAGGCAATACTAAAGATAGTGTAGATACTGTTAATGGTAAACTTATCAAATACCAACGCATAGGCACTGATGATGTAGTAGGTGTGGTTAGCGTAGATACAACGAACTACCCTGATGCATTAGATGGTGGCGTATTCATAAACTACTTAACAGCAGGCGGAAGTGAAACAGGCACGATAGGAACTGACAGCACAAGTGGCGATGGTTTCTTGACATACGAGTTAGCCGAGCCAATCGAAACCGAACTTCAACCAATAGGCAACCTTATAGGTAGCAGTGGTGCGACAGTTTATGTTGATAACGTAGTGCAAGAAGTCCTTTCATACAGTAGTGGGCTTACAACGACATACGATATAGCAACCATTGAGAAACTAATCAAAATCAACAGCGATGGCTCACAAACTGAATTCGATACCAGCGATGCAACACTTACTGATAATCAAATCTCAAACGTTACAGGTGCTACTGATGGCGATTTATTCTATGTTGAGTATAAATACACAGGAACACACGTTAGTGGTTTAACAACGATTACTTATTACGATAATCGAAATGTGCTTGTATCACCAAACGGAACAGTTTACAAGATAGTTGAGAGCGTTGATGATAGTGGAAACCTAACAAGAACAACGGAGGCGATTTAAGATGACACAAATTGAAGAAAGTATTTTAGTGCAATCATTGGCACAGTCAATTAAAAATGGTAAGATTACGATTGAGCAAGTGCCTGATAACTTAAAAGATAAGGTGCAAGAGATTTTAGATAAATAAGGTGATATTATGAAAGCGATAAGGCTATACTTTTATTGTTTGTGGTGGCTAAATCAAGATAAGTTATCGTTTAGGTATTGGTGGCACTCATTTGTAGATTGGGTTAAACCGTATCTTACATTAAAAATGATACCGATAGTTTTAACACTATGGCTTATGACAAACGGCATTTGGTATTTTATCGCTTTCTCATCTTACTTTTCACAAGGTATGGTTTCTTTTGCGAGATGGTATTTAGTCTTTTTATACAGCCCACTCGCTTTAGAGAAGCCCTTGATTATATTTTTAGCAATAAGAATATACAAGAATATATATCGTGGTGAGTTTAAGAAAAAGAGCAACATTATAGATTATAAATATAGCAAAATATTTTAAGGAGGTAACAAAGTGAAAGTTGGAATCAAAGGTAAAGGAGCAGAGATCAAGTGGGTAGATATTCAAGAACTGCCAGTGACTAAAGAGTTGGTTAAGTTTAAAAAAGAAACAAATGAAACCATCTCTAAATTAGAGAGTGAGATTGATGAGTTGAGGATTGCTATGAAAAATACAACCGAGACTTTAAAAAGTAGGATTCAAGATTTAGAGCGATATGTGACTCTAAAAGAAGGAGGAAACAATGAAGAAGATATTATTTAGTTTTATGTTATTAGTAATGGTGTTATTTAGTGTAGGTTTTGTTAACGCTGAAGAAGAAAACACAAGGGTATATGAAGAAGAAGTTATTATGCAAACTGAAGATGGCGAATATGACCTTAACGAAAATTTTGACAGGGCGATGGATGAAGAAGCAGGGCATTTTATCATTGAACAAGGTGAATATTATTTAGATACATTATTCATAGCATTTGATAATGTAACTTATGTTAGAAATGGTGTATTAGTCAATAGTGATAATGCAAGTTTAATGATTTATGATGCTGATGTTTATCAAAGTTATTATAAGTTAATCGAGTTTTCAATGGCTGAAGATATCGATAGCGATGGTAATTTAGATTATATCTATTCGCTTGTTGTGAATAAAGATGGCACAGGTCGATTTTATAAAGGCGACATTTTAAACGCAAAACTTGTTGCAACTGAACTAACAATGACATTTGATGTTGAGATTACAGGCAATACACAATTTCCGCCATTAGACAACGAAGCAATAGAGAGTTGGATAGCCAACGCTTTAGAAAACCATCTAGGCTGGTTGTTAGTTGTGTTAGGTATATCTGGTGCGACATTGGCAGGTATTCTTTGGGGTCTTGTTAAGTTAATCTTTTATATCAAAGGCTTACAATTGCTTACAGGCAAACAAAACACACAAACAAGTGAACTATTGAAAGAAGTTAGTGGTTTAAAATCACAAGTCAGCACTATGAACAAGGCTAATAAGTTGAGTGAATACGCAGCATCGGCTTTGAACGATATTGTTGAGAAGTCGAATAAGACTGATAAAGAACGATTAAGAAGAGAATATTTAAAAGCCTTACAAGATAAAGAAGTTAGCGAAGAGTTGAGAGAACAAGAAATTGCTAAAATAAATGAAGTTGAGAAAAAAGAGAAACAACAACAAGCACAAGTTAAGAGAAGTATTGATAAGATTAAAGAAAACATCAATAAGGGGTGATTAGTATGACAACATATGTTAAGTATTGGCTATTTAGAGTGCTTAACTTCACTTTCAGGCTAATTATTCCAGCAGTGATCGCAGGTGTAGTCTTTGGATTATTTAAAGCACCAACTGATGTTGCCGATGTCACTTGGCTTCAACGAGCCGAGATGGGTATGTTCGTTATTATCTTGTTAGCAGTGTTTGAGTTAAAAGATTATTTAGGTAAACTATTCAAACAGTTTGGTATTGATAACCAAATAGCGTTCATGAAAAATCGTGGTGTTGTGTTTATTTTAATTGGGTTGATATTATTAGCCGTTAAGATGTTTGCTGATAAGGCGATAGATTTCTTTTTACTAGCAGGTCTATCACAAGTGGTTGCATTTTTCTTTGAACATCAAGCGAACAAGTATTATCGAATATTACACCCAAGCAACACTGATAAGACAATGCACAAGTTAGATATGCTAATGGCAAAGTTAGAGAGTGATAGTGATAATGGATAAAAAACAATATGAGTTAAGTCAAATATTCAATGCAAAGAAAATTGCTGATTCTATGGCGTTCAAGACAGGGACAGCATTAGTTCAGTTATCCGTTGTCTTGTTTGCATCCATAATGTTCGCACAAGTGAGTGTTGGTTTTAATGACTATTCAGCGTTTCTAACAGGTGAGTATTGGGCTAACGCTATGATATTATTCGGTGAGCAATATTATATGTATTACATATTCTATGACTGGATCTATTCAGCGTTGTCTAAAAGTGATGAACGCCTTGTCGGTGGTAAGAAAGCGACTGATGAGAACGGCAATACTTATATCACACAAGGTTTGATATCCGAAAATGAAGAGTTGTTAGATGCGTTTTCCACAAATGATGAAAAGTTAGAGTTAGGGCTTGAAGAGTGGAATAGGCGACAAAAGGTTAAAACTTATCAAGCGAACGTTAAAGAGCATATCACTAAACTTACTAACAAGCGTGAGAAAGCATTACTTAAAAACAAGACTAAAAAAGCACAAGTTCTTAAAGAGAGAATTAAACAAGCCAAAGAGTTATATAATGATAAAGAAACCATTGACAATATTGAGTTCATTAACGTTAAGAATTATAGAGTAATGAATTACAAAGATTTAGTTGGCGATGGGCTTTATTCAAATAGCGAAAAAGGTCACAATAGTTTAATTGACTTAAAAGGTATTAGAAGAAAGAGATTTCTATCTAAAGGTATGTTTAGGCTTATCACAGCGTTAGCGTTTGGGTTATTTGTATTTAATGCTATTGTCGGTGGTAGTGGCTTCTGGCAACGTATAGCAGTTATGTTATCCGCAATGGGTGTCCAAATTGTAATGGCTATTAGAGATGCTTATGTAGATAACAACTTAAATATCATTAACCACAGCATTAGAAAGAGAGCGTTAGTCTTTTGTGCGAGTTATAAAGTTGAGGTGAAGAAAAATGAAGAAGCTGTTACTGTTACTAATGATGACAACGCAACTTTAGAGCGCATAGATTAAAAATTAAAGACGCACAATCATAAAATTGGTTGTGCTTTTTTTTTGCGTTCAAAGTATCATTTTACATAGTTTGCAGGGTTTAGGGGTTATTTTACAAACTTTTTTATAATATTTTTCTTATGTGAAAGTTTATATAAAAATAGTCTAAACTATGTAAACCCTGTCAAATTAAGTCTTAAGAAGTAAAAATATAAAAAAAATATAAAATAATTCTTTACATTTATTATAAATTGTTATAAAATGGTGGTGTAGCAGTTAGAGGGAAGGAGGTAACTCATGAACAAGTTAAGTTCATTTGTGGAGAACAAAAGAAAAGATTTGGCATTGACACAAGTTGAGTATGCTGAAAAGTTAGGTATATCAACACCAACTTTAGTTAATATAGAGGGTGGTAAAAAAGTTGGTATGCGAACTTTGAAAAAATTAGCCGAGTATTATAATCTGTCAACTAAATTAGTCAGGAGGATGATGTTAATTGAAGATAACGAACAAGAACAACTTACCTAATGCCTTTGTTAATATAGCCAACGAGCAAAGAGATATTGTAGACAAGCATTATTCGGTCACTACGCTATTGAAAGGGACAAGGGAGGTGTTGCTAACAAGAAGGTATAAAGATACGCTCACGGCTGATGTCAGCGATATGATATGGGCTATATGGGGAACGGCTGTCCATTATGTGTTAGAACAAGCCGATGATAAGAATATGGTCGAGTTGAGACTGAAACAAGAAATAAAAGATGGCTATTATTTGACTGGGCGATGTGACTTATATAATAAAGAAGAGTTCACGATAGAAGATTATAAGACTGCTAGTGTTTGGAAGATAGTCAACGATGATTTAGAAGACTGGCGTAAGCAAGGCATGATGTATGCGTGGTTAGCCGTTAAGATGGGTTGGCACGTTGAAAGAATCAAGTTTCATGCATTATTAAAGGATTGGTCGCCAAGTAAGGCAAAGAGAGGTGGTAATTATCCTCAAAGTGCAATAATCACTAAAGAGTGGAAAGTAAGTGCGTTAGACTTGTTAGACATTGAAGAATTTATTAAAGAAAAGTTCGATGATCTAATCGCTAACGAGGACAGCCTAGATACGGAACTGCCATTATGTAGCGAGACTGAACGTTGGTCAACACCGACTAAATGGGCTGTGATGAAAGAAGGGCGCAAAAGCGCTGTTAAATTATATGATGAGATGCCAGAAGAAGTAGAGCAACCTTATTATATAGAGAAGAGAGAGGGCGAAGACCGAAAGTGTATGGACTATTGTCCAGCAAGAGAGGTTTGCCCATATTGGAAAGAGAGGTATAGGAATGGAAAAGATTAAAAAAGGCGATAAAGTTAGAGCGTTGAGAAAAGCACGAAACATGACAATAGGTAAAATTTATGAGGTTGTAGGTCTAGATGAAGATGGTGATGTATATGTTGTAGGTGATGATGGCGAAAAAACTCTTCATTATGCTAGAAATTTTGAATTAGTCAAAGAACAAACCCTAAAAGAAAAATATATGGTCACAGGTAATGTTGTAGAGTTTAGAGACGGAAATAAGTGTTTAGTTTTTGATAATTTATTATTATATTTAAATGGCAAAAAATTTATGAATGTTTCTTTTTATGATAAAAAAATGTTAGCAGGTAGATTTAAAAGCCTTGATATTGTTAAAGTTTTTAAAATACACACAGAGTCTTCATTTAATGAAATTGAAAATAACTTAAAACTTATATGGCAAAGAGAAGAAGAAAAAGTTACTATTGAGTTGAAACCAGAACAATTAAAAAAGATTAAAGAAAGTGGGTTGTTATAATGGCTGAAGCAATTTTAATTATTGGTAAGAGTGGAACAGGTAAGTCCACTTCAATGAGAAATTTTAAAGAAGGTGAAATTGGTGTCATAAGTGCCGAGAAGACACGCTTACCATTTAAGACAAGTATTAAACCATATCACACAAAAGATTATGGTAAAATCAAACAAGCATTATTGAGAAGTAAGACAAAGACAATGATAGTCGATGATGCAGGGTATTTAATCACTGATGAGTTCATGCGCAGAAGTAACGAAAAAGGTTATCAAAAGTTCACTGACCTAGCAAATAACTTCTATGATTTAATTTCTTATATTAAGACACAATTACCAGATGATATGATAGTCTATATCACAATGCATGAAGATGAAAAAAGCGACACATTAGAGGTTAAACCAAAGACTATTGGTAAGATGTTAGATGAAAAGGTCTGCATTGAAGGTATGTTTGATATTGTGTTAAGGACAACCAAGACACAAGATGGATATTTCTTCAAGACACAAAGTGATGGATACGATGTGGCCAAGTCGCCAATGGGTATGTTTGAGAGTGAACAAATAGACAACGACTTAAAAATGGTCAATGATATAGTTAGAGAATATTATGGAATAATGGAGGAGAAAGAGTGAAAAAGGAAACAATCAAAGAACGTTATAAAATAATTGAACAAATTGAAACATATGAAGACATAATCAATTGCATTCAAAAAGAAGTTGATTATAAAAAAGCACAAGCACAATATGAAGATGTAGAGTTTAGTGTGTCAGCCAGTGTTGAAAATGAGATATTAACACTAACAATAGATGAGTATGAAAATGTATTGAAAACAATATTAAAACAATATGAAAATAGAATCAAAAAATTAGAGGAGGACTTAAAGTAATGAAAAAAATCGAGAATTGGAATGAATTAGACCACACAGAGGATGTTAGCAATTTTAGTGAGTTAGAGAGAACACAATATATTGTTAAGATTATTGAGGCAACTGATGAGCCAAGTAAAGAGAAGTTAGTCATTAAGTATGATATTTGTGGTATGAAACACTTTAAAGAGTTAGCAGAGGCTTGTCCAATATTAACTGACCAAGATAAAAAAGTTATCCAAGATAAGTTAAAAGAGCAAGATGAGAAAGATATGTATGGCTTCTTTTATAAACAAATGGAAGCGTTCGGTGACTGGCCTTGGCGTGGTCTATTGCATAAATCATATAAAGAGACAGCACAACGATTCTTTACTAAATTCATTACTGCAATTGAAAAGTCAACTGCTATTAAAAAAAATAGCGATGGCACATATCAAACCAAGTTTAAGTTCGCACCATCATTTGATGAGTCTAAATTAGTTGGCAAGTTCTTTATCGCTAATTTCGGTTATGAAGAATACGAAAAAGAAGGTGAAATATTAGAGTCAATCAAGTGTAGAGATGAGCGTTCGATATTAGCGTTCGTGCAAGGTAAAGTTAAAGACCTTAAGTTGAAGAAGTTATCGAATAGCACTAAAGATAATATTGATACAGGCAACTTTAACGACATCGAAGATGACTTACCATTTTAATTAGGAGGAAAATATGCTAGAGAACATACCACAAGAATTAAAGAATGAAGGATTGTGGTGTGGCTGGAAATTAAATGATCGTGGCAAGATACCTTATAATCTTGTCACTGGTCGTTTAGCAAAAAGCAATGATAAATCAACATTCCATCCGTTTAAGATAGCACTCACTAAAATGTCTGATTATTATAATTTTGATAAAGATGGCAAGATAACTGGTGGTCTAGGGCTTGGAATATTTAACGGCTATTCAGCGATAGATATTGACCATTGTATTAGTGAGAATGGCGAGTTATCCGATATGGCGATGGATATTATTGATTATTGTTCAACCTATACTGAAGTTAGCCCAAGTGGCACAGGTATTAGGTTGATTTTTAAAACCAACACACCATTAGATAAAAAATACTATTATATTAACAATCAAAAAATAGGGTTAGAGATATACATATCTGACCAAACGCATAAGTTTGTGACCATTACAGGCGATGTCAAGTTCAATGCTAACATTAACGAGATAGACATATCTTACATATTAGACAAATATATGCGTAAACATGATGTAACCGTGCAACATGATGACTATACAGGTGGCGACTTTGAGTTCGATGCTAAAAGACACTTCAACGACATAAAGTTCAAAGAGTTATGGTTAGCGACTGCACCTGGTAGTGGTGCAGATGAGAACGAGAGAGACCTAGCCTTGTGTAACAAGTTAGCGTTCTATTTAGACAACAATTATCAAGCCATAGACAAGGCTTTTAAGTCAAGCCCTTACTATATGTCCAAAGACAATAAACATAAGAAGAAATGGGAAATACGCACCGATTATAGAGAGATGACTATTAAGAAGGCTATCAAAGGTGTTCAAAAAATGCAAAGTTCAAATTATACCTTGACTGATACAGGTAATGCACATAGATTCATCGAACGTTATGGGTCAATCGTTAAGTATAATGTTGATAATAAATCATGGATGTTTTGGAATGATGAGTTCTGGCAAACTGATATATATAACAATATTAGAAACTTTGCCGAAGTCGTTGTTGAAGAAATGAAACTGAAACTGAATTCAGTTGAAACCGAAGAAGTTCGTAAGGCTATGTTGTCAAATATCAAACGGACATTGCAATCGAATGGTAAGACTGCCATGTTGAAAGAGGCTGAACATTTAGAGGGCATACCTGTCACAAACAATGACTTTGATAGAGATAAATATTTATTCAACACTGCAAGTGGCGTTGTTGACTTAAGAAGTGGCGACATTAAACAACATGATAAAGAGTTAATGTTGAGCCACTACACGCCTTATGAGGTTGATATGCACAATGAGCCAGTTAAGTGGTTAGAGTTCCTTAATGATATATTTGAGGGTGACCAGGACATAATTAAGTATGTGCAACGAGTGTTAGGCTACTCTATGACTGGCGAGACAGTCGAGCAATGTATGTTCTTCTTCTTCGGCGATGGATCTAATGGTAAGAGTTTACTATTAGATGTTGTCAACGAGGCGATGGGAACATATGGTAAGACAAGTAATGCTGATATATTGTTAGAGAAATATAATACAGGCACAGGTAATTTAGGTGATGTCGCAAGGTTAAGAGGTGCAAGATTCGTGATGACTGATGAAGCCAAGCACAATGATAAGTTGAACGAGTCAGCCATTAAGACATACACCAGTGGTATTGGTAACATTGTGGCACGTTTCTTATACGGTAACGAGTTCGAGTTTACGCCTATAATGAAAATATTTATGAGTAGTAACTACAAACCACGCATTACTGGAACGGATCACGGCATATGGAGGCGTATCAAAGTCATACCATTTAATAAAGTGATACCTGATGACCAACAAGATAAGCAACTTAAGACTAAATTATTAAAAGAGATGCCACAAATATTAGGTTGGTTGATTAGAGGTTGTTTAATGTGGCAAAAAGATGGACTAAACGAGCCTGATACGTTGAAAGAAGCACATAGAGACTATCGGTCAGAGATGGACATTGTGCAACGTTGGGTCAATGAGAACTGTATGTTAGTCGATGATATGTCAACATCATCAAGTGAGTTGTTCGAGAACTTTAGCGAATATGTCAAAGCCAATAAAGAGTTCCAATTATCACATACAATGTTCGGTCGTAATATGTCTAAAAAGTTCAAGAAGGGTCGTATAGCAGGTGTGACAGCATATAAAGGTATAGTCATATCGAAACCGACTGATGAGTATAAAATGAGCAAAGAGGAATACGAAGATGTGTAATGAGCATATAGAGATAGAACGCAGAGTGAACAAGTATATAGAAGATTACAAAGCAACATACAATGGCGTAGTAGCATATGGCAAGACACCGACCGGTGCTATTGAGAGCGCTAAAAGGAAGTGGCTACTTATGCAGGAGGTTGATGATGGAAGTAAACAAAATATACAATCAAGATAGTGCTAAAGGTTTAAAAAATATACCAAATGATTATGTTGATTTAACTGTCACTTCACCACCATATGATAATATGAGAACATATAACGGTTTTGATTTTGATTTTGAAACTATTGCAAAAGAATTGTATCGTATTACTAAACAAGGTGGCGTTGTTGTGTGGATAGTCGGTGACCAAACCATAGATGGTAGCGAAACAGGAACAAGTTTTAAACAAGCGTTATTCTTTAAAGAAATAGGTTTTAATTTACATGATACAATGATATGGGAAAAAAATAGTTCAACATTTCCAGCAAATAAACAATCAACTAGATACACACAAATATTTGAATATATGTTTATATTTAGTAAAGGTAAACCTAAAACAACTAACTTAATAAACGATAAAAAAAATAAATGGGCTGGTAGTAAAGATTTTAGTGGAAAATTAAAAAAACCTGTTCCTGAAAAATCTATTAGAAATAATATATGGAAAGTTACTACTTCTTTTAATGATAAAACGGAACACCCAGCAGTATTTCCAGAACAACTTGTAAGTGACCATATATATAGTTGGTCTAATGAAGGTGATATTATTCTGGATCCATTTATGGGAAGCGGAACGACTGCAAAAATGGCTTTGTTATTAAATAGAGATTTTATAGGTTTTGAAATAAGTAAAGAATATTGTGATATTGCAAATAAAAGAATTGATTATTTATTAAAGCAAGAGAGGTTATTTTGAAATGCAAAAGAGAGGTGATGAGGTGGAACGTAAACATAGAACAATATGCAAGATATTTAATGACCATATGGAAAACCATAAGCGTTATCAAATTAAGAAGGCTCAACTTATTATTGCTGATATACCTTATAATCTTGGTAATCTTGCTTATGCAAGTAACCCTTCGTGGTATGTAGATGGAGATAACAAGAATGGAGAAAGCGACAAAGCCCATAGTCAATTCTTCGATACTGACAAAGATTTCAATATTGATAACTTCTTTAGATTTGTTAAGCGATTGCTTAAGCCTGAACCAAAAGAGACAGGACAAGCGCCAGCGTTAATTATCTTATGTGCTTTTAATCAATTAGCACCACTTATTGAAATTGGTAAAAAATACGGCTTTAAAACTATGAATCATCCTTTAATTTTTACAAAGTCTTATAGTGCTGAAGTTCTTAAGGCAAACATGCGCCCAGTAGGTGCTTGTGAGTATGGTCTATTATTTTATCGTGATAAGTTACCGAAGTTTAATAATGGTGGTCGTATGGTTTATAATCACATACCATTTGAGAAAGATTTATCAACCGAAAAGATACACCCTAATCAAAAACCAGTTAAATTATTGAAAAGACTTATAGAACTATTTACTGATGAAGGCGATACTGTCATAGATCCAGTTGCTGGAAGTGGTAGCACATTGATGGCAGCGAAAGAACTTGGTAGACACTCATATGGTTTTGAAATAAAAAAAGATTTTTATAAATTAGCAAACGATAGAATACACGGTATTAGTCTTAGAGAAAAAGAAATGAAAGCACAAGGTTATTCCACAATATTCGACTACATTGAAGAGAGGTGATATACCGCAATGAAGTTAAGAGACTATCAGATAAGTTTAGTAAATGACACAAGACAATCATTTCGCAAACATTCTAAACCTCTTGTCGTTCTACCTTGTGGCGCAGGAAAGACAGTGTGCTTCGCTGATATGGCGCATAGGCATATAGAGTTACACGATGGGTATGTATGGTTTCTAGTCCATCGTAGAGAGTTGATTAAGCAGACTAAAGATACATTCGCCAAGTTCAACATACCTGAAGACAACGTGTTTATAGGCATGGTGCAGACTATAACACGCAACCCTGGTAACTATCCTAAACCAACTTTAATTATTTTCGATGAAGCGCATCACGCTAAAGCAAAGTCTTGGTATAATATCATTGACTACTTTGAGGGTGTGCCAATGGTTGGCTTGACAGCAACACCTGTTAGAAGAGATGGTAAGGCGTTAGGTGACATATTTGATACGCTTGTTGAAGGTTTAGATGCCGAGACACTTATTGAACAAGGTTGGTTGAGTGAGTATGACTACTACGCACCAAAAACTGATGTTATAGAGTATAAAATGCGTGGTATGGACTTCGATATGGATGATGTCACTGCACAATTAATGAAGAGTAAAATATATGGTAAGGTAGATGATTATATAGACAAGTCACGAAAGACTATCATATATTGCCCTAGTATAGAGTTCTCGAAAGCACTATGTGATAGAATAGGTGCTACACATTTTGATGGTAACACAAAAAAGAAAGATAGAGATAGAATCATAGAAGACTTTCGTAAGGGTAATATAAGGGTATTATCAAATGTAGACCTAGTTGGCGAAGGCTTTGATGTTCCAGACTGCGACACAGTTATATTGTTAAGACCTACTATGAGCCTATCTCTCTATATTCAACAGTCAATGCGTTGTTTAAGACCTAGACCAGGTAAGAGAGCCACAATATATGATCTAGTCGGCAACTGTTATAGACACGGACTACCAACGGAAAAGAGAGACTGGTCATTAGAAGGTCGTATGTCAGTCGCTAACAAGTCAGGTGAGCCTGATATAGTCGTTAGGCGTTGCGATAAATGTCAGTTAATATACAGTGGCACAGCGAGTATATGTCCATATTGTGGATACGACAACGGCAAGACAAAAAGAGAGATAGAACAAGAACGACAAGCCGAGTTAGAGAAGATTGAGCAATTAGAAAAAAAGAAAGAGCGTATGGAAGTCGGTCGTGCAAGAACATATGAAGAATTAGTCGCCATAGGTCGAGCAAGGGGTTATAAAAGCCCTGAGTGGTGGAGTCGTAAAATATTGGCGAGTAGGAATAAAAAAGGTAATAATATATAATTTTAATAAAAACCGTATATAATTGGCTATAACTGGTCGATTATATACTTTTTTTATATTTATTGTTGACAAGTAAATATTTATATGTTAATATATAGGTGTAGTTAAGAAAGACTTTAGGAGGTCGAGGAAATGAAAATTATTATTGATACTAAAAACAAAAGAGTTAAAGATGAAAAAGGTTATTATGAGGTTTGTGGTTATACTAATACATTTGGTTATGCTATTAGCCTTGATAGTTTAATACATTATCAAGATGGCAAAAAAATAACTACTGAAGAAGAAAACGAAATAAATGATATTTATAAAAAATTATTCGTGACTGATAATTAAAATAATTTTCTCCTTTCGAAACAGTCGCTTACACAGGGCTGTCCACAATAGATAGGCTCATTGTGCTGATGAGATAGCCTAAATTATATGGAGGTATATTATGAAATTTAAAGATTTAGAAATTAATGAAGTGTATGAAGATGTTAATGGTTATTTTAGATTTACAGGAATGAGAAACTCAAATATTGCTGAATTTGAAGAAATTACTTATGATGAAAATGATAACATAATAGTTTTAGATGATTGTATTTACAAAACTGAACACGATATTTGTAGATGGTAATATCATGCTACAACAAGAACTGATCGAATATAAAGAGTGGTGTATTAAAGAAGGTCTTAACCCTAAAGAGGGTAAAAATATTAGGAGGTATTTAGAGTGGAAAAAGTTAAACAACTGATTCAGAATGTCATTGATGAAGTAGATAATTTCGTTCGATGTCATGGGTTTATACCCAAGCAAGTTATGGTTACTGATGAGGACTATAACATATTAAGAAAACAAAATTTGACTTATGATGGTTTTAGATTACACATTGTAAGTTGTGGGAGGGTAGTCAATGAAGAGTGCGCAAAAAAGAGACATTTTAAAAGAAGTTAAGTTGAAGTTAATCAAGCAAGGCATGACACAAAAACAATTAGCTGAGATGTTCGATTATACAAGGCAACACTTGAACGCTGTCATCTCTGGTCGAATCATATCCGAGCCAACAATGAATAAGGTATTGGAGTGGTTAGATGAAGACTGAATATAGAGATGGCGAATTGCATCTTAAAGAGAAACCATTAAAGGTTGTATTCAAGAACGAACAGATCACTGAAGAAGATAAGAAAAAATATACTATAATTAGATTGGAGATTGATAAAAGATGTTAGTTGACAAATTAAAAGCGTATTACAAAGAATTAGATGGTTGTGAGCCGTTCATCATACAAAAGGGCAATTATATATACATAATGAAAAAAGATGGCATATACAAGTATTTTAACGTATTGAACGGTAGAGTATTATCGTGGAACGGTGAGTGGATGGACTTTGAAATGAAAGATATTAAAAAGATGATTAAGGAGGAGAAGTAGAATGATTAAATTAAACGAAAATATTACACATGAATTATTAATTCATTATGGTTTCAAATATCGAAAACATTATGATAATTATATTTATATGATAGGACAACCAAGAACAAAAAAGGTATTTAAAGAGTTATTAGATATGGGATATACAGAAGATAAAGCCAAAGAAGAAAATTCTTTAAAACAAACATATATTGATTATTTTATTCAAATTGATTTAAAAGAAAAAAAAATTAGTGTTTGGTCTCATGCATTAAACAAATATCCACATGAAGAATCTTTATATCAATATGACATACCAAGTGAGGTAATTGAAGTCTTGTTTGATATGCTTAAGAAAAGAATTATTATAATTGAAAAGGAATATACCCAATGAAAATATGTAAATTCTGTGGTAATGAAGTAGAGGAATATTGTCAAGTGTGTGACAGTTATAAGGGGATAGACACACCCTACAAAGTAGATAACAACTTTCGTTTGATTTATTTCTATTATGAAAACGCAAAGGCAACAGCTGAGTTAGATGATATGCTAGATCGGTTTAATACGGATAAGTTAAGCGATGAACAACTAACATTATTGTGGGAAGAATTTAGACCACAAAGTAAAGTGAGTGAGCAAAGGGAAGAGAAAGATTTAGACAATGAGTATGACAAGTGGAAAGAGAGGGGTTTGTGATGGGCAAAGAGTTGGTAGAAGCAATAAATGATATACGCTTAATGAACGCGAATGGTAAGTATGATTATGATGATATTGAAAATGATTTGGATTATATTTATAATTATTTCCTTAAATTAAAACATCAAATGAAAGACCTCGAAGTAAAAGCAAATTTTTGGATGAATATCCATAAACGTAAAAAATTTAACGGAGGAAAACAATGAATAAAGGTAAAAACCCAGTAAAAATAGTTGAACCAAGAGATGTAGGAATTTATGGTGGTGCATCAAATAAAGAGGGGCAAATTATATTTGATTGCCCTGAATGTAATAGAGAAGTAGAAATAACACAAAAAGAATGTGAATGTGGTGTTAAATTTAATTGGAAAGAATATATAAATGAATTTATAGATAATACTTTAAAAGATACCGATAGAGATGACTCAATAGGGCATATTTTTAACCATAATCATATTAAGTTGATCAAACAAGCCCTAGAGAAAAAAGAGCAACTTGAGAGAGAGTTGGAAAAATATAAAAACATTCACATAGGTATTGATGTTGGTGATTTAGATGAAACAGCATTGGCTATTGCGAAGAAAACCGAGAATGGCGAAGTGCATATTATATTTAATAAAACCTTTAAAAAAGGTGCTAATGGAAGTATCGAACTCAAACAATTAGTAGGTGAAGATGATGAGTAAAGAAGAATTAAAGAACAAAAGATATTATGATGAAAAACAAGATTTATGGGTTGTAAGTTGGAATTCAGTAGAAAAATATTTGTCACAACAAG